AAAATCAAATTGTATGGAGTTGTCTGAAAAAATTATTTGAAGACTCTGACACAGTAGACTTGCCCACTCTTTATGCGGCAGCAAAGAAAATAGATCTAGATTCTGTGTTTATGGAAAGAGTACCAAAAGACTACTATAAGAGACTCTCTGCAATAAACATTGAAAAAGCTAACGTAAAACATCAAGCAGCTATACTTGTAAAGTTTGAGATAGCTAGAGAAGTAGATAAGACTGCATCTCAGATTAAAATAAAGATCAAAGATGTCACTGGCGACGAAAGCATAAGTGAGATCATCAGTATAGGCGAGACTCCTTTCTTCGAGTTTAGTTCTAGGCTTGAAGGTAGAGTTGACAATGAACCAGAAGATATTGGTCAGGACATTGACGAATACATTCAGTCATTAATAGATAACCCACAAGAGATGATGGGTATCAGTACTGGTTTTTCTAGGTTTGATAAGTCCATCGGTGGTGGACTTAGGAGAGGCAATGTAGATTTAATAGCCGCTAGAGCAAAGGCTGGTAAAAGTCTATTTGCTGATAGTGTAGCTTTGCATGTAGCTGGCACTCTTGGAATACCAGTATTGATGCTTGATACTGAAATGTCTAGAGAAGATCACATCCATCGCCTCTTAGCTAGTATGACTGACGTTACCATTAATGATATTTCCACAGGTCAATTTGGAAAATCTAATGGTCTACAAGAGCGTGTAAAACAAGGTGTGGAAAAACTAAAAGAGATCCCTTACAAGTATGTGACTATTGCAGGAACTAGCTTTGATGAAACATTGTCCATAATGAGACGATGGATTAAGAAAGAAGTTGGGTATGATGAGAATGGAGTCAGTAACCCATGCTTAATTATCTACGATTATTTAAAGCTAACTAGTGCATCTCAAATGAACGACATGAAAGAGTTCCAAGCTTTGGGTTATCAAATGCAACAGCTTGTGAACTTTACTATTAAAGAAAAAGTTCCTTGCTTATCTTTTGTACAACTTAACAGGGATGGAATCACTCGTGAGTCTGAAGATGTTATTAGTGGATCAGATAGACTCTCATGGTTCTGTAGTAGCTTGACAATCTTTAAGAAAAAGTCTGAGGAGGAAATAGCTGAAGACGGTGGCGAAAGCGGAAATCGTAAACTAGTGCCTTTGATCGCTAGACATGGCGGTGGACTATCTGACGACTTTGATTATATCAACATGCACCTTAATGGTGAGTTTGGAAGGATTGATGAAGGCTTTACTAAGTCAGAATACATACTTGCAAACAAAAAAGAAAAAGAAGGTTTCGATAACGAACTTGATGATAAACAAGAAGAGTTCAAAATAGAAGAAGACATTGATCCTGAAAAACCATTTTGATGAAAGACGCTTTGATGAGCTTCAGTTTGTCCAAAGATAAACAAGAACGATCTAAACAACTTAAGGTGTACGACGATTTAATTATCAACAACATCTATCGAGTGCTTGAACACTTTGGAACTAGAATGGAAGTGGGTCTTGGTTCATGCCCATGTCCAATTCATAGAGGCAAAAACCCTATGGGTTTCTCCATAAACTTAGAACCTGACCATCCATATTACGGAAGATGGAAATGTTGGTCTGAAAGTTATGGAGAAACCTGTATGTCTGAGTTTATTAATACCCCTATTGGTCTTGTAAGAGCTTTACTTACAAGAGATGCTAGAGAATCTGGAGAAATAGAACAAGACTCTATCGTGAAGTTTTATGAAGTCATTGAATTTTGCGATAGCTTTTTTGCAGTTGATGGAAACAAGGTTCTTGAAGATGCTAAAAATGTAACCTTCAAAGATGGCCCTTCTGCCTTAGAATTTGGATTAATCAAAAGACAAGAAACAAAATCGAACAATAGAAATCACACTAGAGAGAAGGTTAGATCCAGACTACATATGCCTTCTAACTATTACTTAAGACGTGGCTTTAGTGAAGAAGTTTTAAATGAGTTTGATATTGGTGTTTGTTTGGACGCTGGCAAACCAATGAGTAACAGAGTTGTTGTTCCAGTTTATGATGAAGAACACGGTATTCTTGTTGGATGTGTTGGCAGATCAATGATAGAAAATAGCAATATGAAATGGAAGAATAGTAAGGGATTTTCAAAAAGCATATGGCTTTATGCTCTAAATAAATCTAAAGATTTTATAGAATCATGTGGTACTGCTATATTAGTTGAAGGACAAGGAGATGTTTGGAGACTATGGGAGTCTGGAATAAAAAATACAGTTGGAATGTTTGGCGCTAATCTGTCAGACGTACAGATACATTTGCTAAAAGAGTTGAACATTTCAAACTTGGTTGTTTTAACTGATAGTGATGGAGCTGGCCAAAATGCTAAAGAAAAGATTAGGAAAAAGTGTAGCAACTTGTTTAATATTATAGATGTAGACATACCCTTCAATGATGTTGGCGAGATGTCCATCGAAGAAGTAAATGAACACTTGAAACCACAACTTAAAGGTTATACAAATGACTAATATAATTGGATTTTCTGGAGCCAAGCAAAGCGGAAAAACTACTTGTGCAACTTTTTTGCATGGCTATCAACTCAGGTTTAACGATGTATTTGAAAAGTTTCTGATGGACGAACAAGGAAATTTGTTTGTAAATGCAATTCAAATTGACGAACAAGGCCAAGAGATTGAAGGTCTTGGTATGCTAGACATAAGTCGTCAAGACGAAGAATTCTTAGAGTATGCTTCTAGGAACATATGGCCTTTTGTCAGGTCATTCAGTTTTGCAGACCCTTTGAAGTCAATTGCAATTCAACTGTTTGGATTGACAGAAGAACAATGCCATGGAACAGATGAAGATAAGAATACTCCTATTAATATAAAATGGGAAAACATGCCAAGTGCAGCAGGCTCTACAGGCTTTATGACTGCGAGAGAATTCCTGCAACATTTTGGCACAGACATTTGCAGAGGCATCAAGCCTGATATTTGGACTAGTGCTTGTATAAATAGAATTCTATCTAGCGGAACAGATTTGGCGATTGTTCCTGATGTTAGATTTCCAAACGAAGTAGAATCTATCCAAAAAGCTGGTGGTAAGGTTATTAGACTTACTAGAAAGCCTCACGAAGATGAACACGATAGCGAAACAGCTTTAGATGGATACGAAGGTTTTGATCATATCATTGATAACGCTGATATGGATATTGATCAAACTAATATGGCTCTCATGGAAGTAATGAAAGGATGGGGATGGCTGACAACAAAATCATAAGAATAGACTGGGATGACAGAATGGTGACTAACGCCCAGAGTAAAGCCAAAAAACTGGGCAAAATAAGAAACTCCATTCTTAATGGCGGCGGAAACGCTGCTGGCTATTTGGGAGAAGAAGCTGTTGCGTCTTATATTGGAGCAAAGATAACTAGCTGCGATGAAGGTTCTGGTAAGTACAATTTTGATATTACCACTAGAGACAATCGCATGATAGAAGTAAAAACCAAAAGAAGAACGGTCTCATGTATTGACGACGAAGGAAATGACCGTGGTTTTTACGAAGTTTCGATAGCAAAAACTAGTGTTCACCAAAGACCTGAACTTTATATTTTTGTAAACATACACTTTGATGACTACAAGAATGGTCGTTACTATGGAATTAGAAATATAGAAATATTAGGCCAAATGGAACCTGAAGATTATTTTGCCGAGGCTAGGTTTGTACCACAAGGTGAGCGTGATCCTTCAAATAATTTCGTAGCTCATGCTGACATGTACAATCTGCCTATATCAGAATTGGAACCACTAGATGATAGTTTGTTACCACAGAAGCAGTAGTCTTGGAACTTTAGAATTTTGTCAGCAAAAATACTTTTTGCAATACAATCTCTCTTTCAAAGACAAGACAAATGCAAAAGCTTTAATGGGTACTATTACTCATAAAGTCATGCAAACACTTGGCGACAAAAAAGTCGCTATGAACAAAGGCTTAGATATTGTAGAAGATGAAGAAACCGGAAGGAATCTGACTCTAGAAGAATGCGACAATCTTGAACTTCTTAATGACATAGCTTTTGACTATTACACAAATGCTTTTCCAGAAGTTAATCTTGGAGAGAAAGAAAAAAGGCAATGTCTTCGTTGGGTAGAAAAGGCTGTAGCTTATCAAGACGGAGCCTTAGATCCAAGAAACCAAGAAGTTTTTGCAACAGAGCTTTTCTTTGACATTGAGATTAAGAAGCCTTGGGCAAAGTATAAGTACGAATTTGAAGATCAGACTGTAGAGGGCTATCTATCAATCAAAGGAACCGTTGATCTCATCTTAAAACACGATGACGAATATTACGAAATTCTGGATTACAAAACCGGCAAAAGAATAAATTGGGCTACGGGAGAGGAAAAAACTCACGAA